GGTGCAGTAAAAGGAGTACATAATGCCAGACGCATACATTACACTAACTCAACGTATGTTGAGCAAGTCAGAGATCAATGCCAACAAAACTGTACAACAGTTTCTATTGGAAGACTTTGGCATGGATTACACAGACAAGTTCTTTGAGAACAGGAATAAACTTACTGTCATAGGTGAGTACATTGACGGTGAAGAAGTAAACATAAACTTCTTCAGACGGTCAGGCCGTGGCGATAAGATGATCAGCATACAAAAGCTAGGTCAATATGCAGATGCGGGCAATGAAGTACGCCTCATCTCAGACAGTGAAAGTGACGGAGATGGCACACGTATATTCATATCAGTCTACACATCAGGAGCCGAAGCCGATGCCGCCTGATGATCCATGTGATGATTGGTCAGGTCTACCTATACCTAAACCGAAAGGATAAACAATGATTGAGACAATGCTAATGTGCCTTGCACTAAACGTGTACTTTGAGGCACGTAGTGATAGCATGGAAGGGCAGTATGCCGTAGCCCATGTTGTTATGAACCGTGTACAAAGTAACCGATTCCCTAGTGATGTATGCTCAGTCGTGACGCAGCATCGTAAGGGACGTACATGCCAGTTCAGTTGGTACTGTGACGGTAAGTCAGACAAGCCCAAGGATGCGTATGCTATGGCCTATGCCACTATGGTAGCTGCTGATGTACTACGTGGTGAGGCTGTCGATATAACAGATGGTGCTACACACTACCATGCAAACTATGTACGTCCTTATTGGGCTAGTGAACTAGAGTATACTGTGACAATTGGATCACACCTATTCTATAAATAGCTTATCGTTACTAGTATAGGGGTGGACGGGGTAGTATAACTATGGCACAGTTGCCATATAACTAATGCAAAGGAGAAAAACATGCCATTAGACACAACAACATTCCACGTACCAGAGCATCTTGACTTTGGTGTAGAGTTTGAAACAACTAAAATGCGTGACAAAAAGTATGTCATCAACGCCGACACAGGTCAGTACCTTGGTATCGTAGGCACAGGCTTCAGGTGTGCATCACACGGTGACTTCTATCGTGGTGTCCTTGACACTGTGACTGAGGAACTAACCTCGTATGAGGTGGCAGATGCTCGTATGAACTGGCGCACTGCACGTGATGGTGCATGGGCTATGCTTGACATCACTCTGCCCAACATGAAAACTGTTGTTGAGACAGAGAAACATAGCACAGAGATTGGTAACAGGATCATATCATTACATGGTATTGATGGGTCGTGCTCTAACCAAGTGTACTTTGGTGCTATTGATTTCTTCTGTACCAATGGGCAGATCAGTGGTGACTATGACAAGGTACGTAAGAAGAATACATCTAACTTTTCTATGGAAAGTTTCATCTATGAACTGACCAAAGCACGTACTGATTTCTATGAGCAAGCTGCCAAGATGCAGGTGTGGGCTAACACTAGCCTCAAATACGTAGATGTAAGCTCATTGCTTGAGGGCATGATCACATCCAAACGTAAGGCTGAAAAGATGTACAGCTTGTACATGCAAGAAGCATCACAACGTGGTCACAACAAGTGGGCATTGTATTCTGCCTTCACCAACTATGCATCGTATGCTGATGAACGTAATGGGTTCAACCTGCGTAACACTGGCAATGATACACAGGCTATCAGTATGTGGTCACGTGAGCAAGAGGTATCCAAGTGGGTATCTGACAGTAAGTTCATTGAACTGGAAGCTGCATGAAATACAACGAGGCTGGGTATAGCACTAAGTCCAACCTCAAGAGGCATTTAAGAGGACGTGCGTTTATCAGTAGAGTAAAATTAAAGTATGGGTGTTCTATGTGTGGATACAAAAAACACTATGCATCTTTACAATTTCACCACGTTGACCCTAAAACAAAAAGAGGGGCAGTAGGTCACATGACTACATGCCCTATCAAAACAATAAAAAAGGAAATGCGTAAGTGTGTTATACTTTGTGCTAACTGTCACGCAGAAGAAACGGAAATGGCGAGGTTATCAAAATTATGAAAACACTACCACGATATGTACAAGAACGAGTGTCACCTACGGGTGACATCTCATACCGTTTCAACCCACCACAGAACCTTGTAGATGAGGGCGTGGTCAAACGTGAGGAATATGGATGTGACTTAAAACAGGTACGTAAGATCGCACGTGAACATAACAAAGAGATTGATACATATCGTGCAGAACAAGCACAAGTTGTACGAATAAAGTCAAGCAGCAAGGTGACTGATCTGATTAACTATTACTATATGTCTAATGACTTCAATGCTTTACGTGATACAACTAAAGTAGATTATAGGTACTTTCTCACTGTGCTGCACCAGACAATGGGGTGGCGTAAGTATGAGTACGTTACCGCCAAGGTTGCAAAGCAAGCATATGAAGAGTGGGTCAAACGTGGCATAAGTTTTGCCAATCATGCGGCAACATGTGCCAGTAGGGTATACAACTACGCCATCGACATGCAGCATACTACGTATAATCCTTGGGCAAACATCAAACGTAAGTCACCAGAACAACGGAAGGTGGTGTGGTCACACGGTGAGGTGAACAAGTTCCTTGATGTTGCATACAGTGACTTTGAGTACAGGAATGTGGGCTTGATTGTTCACATGGCATACGAGTGGTGTCAACGTCTGGGTGACATGCGTACCTTAACGTGGGACAACGTAGACTTTGATAACAGTGTGCTTGAACTGGAACAGAGTAAACGTAGGGCTGACGTAAGTCTACCCATATCTGACAGCCTACTACACATGCTCAAGGAACAGAAGAATGACTTTGGGTTTCAGTGTTACGTAGCACCACACCCACGTCCTGTTGACGGTACATACAATCCATATGCTATGGAAAGATTGTCCAAGGTAGGGCGAAGGGTTATGCGACTAGCTAAACTACCCGAAGAGCTACGGCTTATGGACTTACGTAGGACAGGAGTAACACAGATGGACAAGGAAGGTGTACCAATCAATCAGATTATGTCGGTGACAGGACACAATCATATCTCTTCTGTTAAGCCTTATCTAAAGCATTCGTATGCAAGTGCAAATAATGCCTTGACACAGAGAAACATAAGTGTATCCTTGAGTGGAACGAACAACATAGAAAGTGATATACTATGAATATAAAAGATATTATAAATGATCTATCACTTGTTAATGGTGAGACTAAACGTATGACATGCCCTGTATGTAATACTAAGAATACTTTTACTGTTACAAACAACATGGGTTCTATCATATGGAATTGTTACAAGGCGAGTTGCACTGCATCAGGTGGTACACGTACTATCCTGAGTGCAGATGATATTCGCAAGTCTTTGGGTAGTGTTGCAGAAGAGACACACACTGCAACTTTCTCAAAGCCTGATTGGTTTGTGCGTGATAACAAGAAGCTCAAACCTTTCTGTGACGGGTGGGCTATAGACCCACAAGATTTAGGGTTGTTGTATGACGTTAAGGAACATCGTGTGGTGTTCCCTGTTGTACACAACAATGTTATGGTCGATGCCACAGGCAGATCACTGGGTAAACGTATACCTAAGTGGAAGAGATATGGAAAAAGCCACTTGCCATATGCTCATGGGTGTGGTAAAACGGCTGTAGTTGTTGAGGACTGCGTGAGTGCTGCTATTGTAGGTGATGGTGGTGTATATGTCGGGGTCGCAGTGTTGGGTACATCATTGTCCAGTGGACACAAGAGGTACTTGTCGCAGTTCTCAACAGCAATAATTGCATTAGACCCCGATGCCTTACCCAAGACACTGCAATTTGCAAGAGACTTACGACAACACGTTAATACAGTAAAGATACTGTACTTGACTGACGATTTGAAATACAGAAACCCTACCGACTTTGATAACCTTACAACACTAGGAGACTGACACATGGAATTATCATTAATACGTAGCCTCATGGACAAAGAGTTCTATGATGAGCATCGTGGCGCACGTTGTCCCGACAGGCTATTCAGCAAAGATGTACGTAAGATCAAGCAGTCTATCGACACTGCTATGGATCGTTATGAACGTACCATAACACCTGCGGAGATTGAGGCGTTGTTCATGGCTAATAACCCAACCCTCACCACAGCACAGAAGCAAGCATACAGTCATCTGTTCCAACAGGTACAGAAGGAACGGCCTATGGGTAGTGACGTAGCACAAGAGGTGCTATCCAAGTTGTTCCAACAGGTCATTGGCGAGGACATTGCTAACCTTGGCTTTGACTATGTGAACGGTAGCAAGTCTAGCCTTGAGCCACTACGTGATATGCTTGAGCAGTATGGTGATGACTTCACACCTAACCTGCGTATTGATTGGGAAGATATCAACCTTGATACTATCCTTGCTATGACTGACCTTGAGTCACAGTGGACGTTCAACATCCCTACCCTTACACGTAAGGTAGAGGGTATCAATGCAGGACACTTGATTGAGGTAGGTGCTAGACCTAACACTGGCAAGACATCCTTCCACGCCTCACTGGTAGCAGGGCCGAATGGCTTTGCTTGGCAGGGTGCACGTGTCATTGTGTTGTGTAACGAAGAAGGATACCACCGTGTTGCCCACCGTTACATTACTGCTGCTACTGGCATGGACAAGTTTGAGATTGTGAAACACAAGCAGCAAGCACTGTCTATCTTTAACCGTATCCGTGACAAGATCATGTTCAAGGATGCGACTAGTCGTGACATGAACTGGGTTGAGTCTGTATGCAAGTCATACAAGCCTGACATTGTGATACTTGATATGGGTGACAAGTTTGCACGTACTAGTGGCTTCTCACGTCCTGACGAGGCACTCAAGGCCA